CGCCGCCAGCGCGGCATCATCCAGCGCCTTCTGCTGCGCGGCGCCACGCCCCTCGTTGCCGTAATTGTCGGGCAGCGCCTTATTGGTCAGTAACGCCAGTTCGCCGCGTGCCAGCTTCAGTTTTTCAATGTATAGGCCAAGCTGCCCCAGCTCACTACGAATATAGATATTGTCCGGCGCCTGCTCGACGCGCTTGGCCAGCGCTTCGTATTCAGCCTGCGCCCCCTTGAGCTTGCCCTCGACAGAGGCCAGCTGCTCGACGGCCGGGCGCAGGTTGTCGGGCAACAGGCTGATACTGGTGGAAAGATGCAGCGCGCCGCCGGACATCATGTTCAGCGCACCGTTGACACTGTTTGCGATGCCGGCCAGCCCGCCGAGCGCCGAGCGGCCAAGCAGCACACCGGCCGCGCTGGCCAGTTGACCGATGGCGCCTTCGCTACGTTTGCCCGATTGCGTCATCGCTTCGGCCATCGCGTCGGCGGTGGCGCCGAGGGTATTCATGTCGCTGGCCAGCGCCTTGGCGATACCCGAGTCACCAGACGCCTGCTTGAGACGATTCCAGGCATTGAGCATGCGATTGGCTGCACCGTCGAGGCGGTCAGCCGCCTTCTCTGGCGCATCGCCCAGCATCTCGGTGATGGCCTGCGCGAATTTCGGCAAAAACTCTTCCGAAACGACCTTACCATTTTCCATCAGCTTGGAGAATTCGGCGGCCGTCACACCCAGCGCCTTGGCGCCGGCCTGCAAGGCGATCGGCATGCGCTCGCCGAGCTGGCCACGGAATTCTTCGGCGGCGACGACCCCCTTGGACATCATCTGCTGGATGGCAAGCAAGGCGCCCGACGACTGGTCGGCCGTCAAGCCCATCACGGCACTGGCCTTGGTGATCGCCTCGAAGACTTCCTTGGTCTTCTGCCCTTCCATTGTCGTGCCGCGCGCGGCAGCGGCAAAGCCGGCATAAGCCTGCGCCGTGCTGCGGAATTCCAGCCCGAGCCGATTGGTCAGCTCGGTCAGGTAATCCATGTCGCGACCGACATTGCCAGTGCTGAACGAGAGTTGAACGCGCAAACGGTCGGCGGCCGCGCTCGCCTCGAACAAGGCTTTACCCACGGCCAGCGCGGAGGCGATCGCTTGCGGGGCAACGACGATGGCCGCCGACAGGTGACCCATCATGGCCACCTTCTGCGTCAGTGCATCGATACCGCTGGCGGCGCTCGCGCTGCTGCTGGCCACACGATCCAGCGCCGAGGCATCGAAGGACTTGCCCAGGGACGATTCGAGGCGGCGGCCGGCCGCTTCCACCTTGCCGATTTCGGCTACGGATTTATCGGAACCTTCGACAGAAATTCTCAGCTTAACTTCGTTGGCCATTGCCTATAATTCCGTCATGAACTCGATCGCGCTGTTGATTCTCATCGCCCTGCTGCCGCCGCTGGTCGGCTACGGCCGCTGTCTTGGCCACTGGTCGATGATGCGTATCTGGCTCTGGCTGTTGCTGCCGGTCGCCGGTTGGTTCATCGCCCTTTACCTGGCAGCCACGGCCCGGGACTAATTCCATCACCGGCGCTCGCGCCGATCCGCCCAGATGCCCAGCGTTTCGCATTCCATTACTCGCAGGCCGGCGAAAACATCGGCCCGGCGCTTTTTGCGGATGCTGTGCAGGTCGAAGACCGCCGGAAGCGCTGCGTAATCGAGGCCGCTCGGGCCGGCCATACCGCTGCGCCACTGCGTCTGCATTGAGATAAAAACCTGGACGACCGGCAGGTTTTCTTGCAGCACCTCCAGGTCGGTATCCAGGTCGTCATCGGTCAGCCCCAGGCTTTTAAGATCGTCGGCGTCGCCCGCTTCGGCAAGGCAGCGGGCGACGTCGATCAGTTTTTTCGGCGCGCTTCCAGCAGCTCGCGGCGGAAGGTATCGAACAGCTCGCCCGCCGAAGCCGGGTAGTTGTCGATCAGCGCCGCCAGCGCGTCCTGGCTGTAGGGCGTATCGACACCCTCCCAGCCGACGACGATCTCACCCAGCGCCTCGGCATCGGTCTTGCCGTCGAGCCGCTCGAAAAATTCCTTGATCGCCGATTTCGCCAGGTGCTTGAACTCGACGGTGATGCGCGCCGTGGCGCTTTCGCCGGGCACGGAAAGCGCCACGGCGGCAGTGAAAGTGGTTTTGGGAGTGATTTTGAACATGGCCTGATTCCTTGATGGCGACCTGATAAGGATCGGGGCGGGCGGCGCGTCAGGCCGGCGCGCGGAAGAAAGGAGTAACTCCTGCCCGCCCCGAAAACGTTAGCTGGCGTACCGGGTCGATTCGGCCACCATAGTCAGCGAGATGTTCGAGGTGAGCACCTCGTTTTTCTTGATGTTCGGCTCCTTCATCAAGCCCCAGTAGGCGTTGTTGGCGATCTTGGAACCGTTGGGCGGTTGGATCAGAATGGCGGTGGGGACGATCGCATCGGAGGCAGCCATCACCGTCGCATACCAGGCCAGCGTCGGGTCGTCGTAGAATTCGAGCGTCAAGGTGCGCGCCGATTTGATGGTCGGCATCTTCACTTCGACATCGTTGTCGAGGTCGGTCGCATCCGCGAACTGCTGGTCGCCGCCACCCGGATTGACGTCTTTGATCTGCGATAGCTGATCCCAGGCAGTGATACGGCGAATGCTGCCGATGCCGGTACCGGTCGGGAACTTGGCGGTCGAAAGGGTATTGAACCCTTCCAGAGTGACATCATTGGTCGCCACCGCCTTGACACGGATGATCTTGCCATTGAGCAGGCCCCAACCGGAGGTCAGCTCCAGCCAGTCGCCGACGATGACACCGTGCCCGGCAGCCAGCGTGGCGACGGCTTCTGCGGCATTGCTGACTGCGGTCATGGAGACCGAAGAACCGTAGGTCTTGGCGATCGAGAATTTGATACGGGTGGCCAGGGTCTTGGACATGGCTTACTCCTTGGGTTGGGTTTTGGCGGTTTTCGGGGCGGTGACCACCTCGGCATGGCCGGCAGCGATCAGCTGCTGGGCGTCGAGGTCGGACACGTCGATTTCGGCACCGGCCGGCAGCGGCTCGGAGCGCAGGGTGATCGATTCAATCAGGCGGATGCGCATCGGATGTCTCCTTCGTTACGCGATTAATAAAACTTCGAATTCGTCCATCCACCACACCTGGCCCTGGACGAACTTGACCAGGCTGCCGCGCAGCCAGGCAGGCGGCACCTGGGCGCCGGACAGCATGAGAGTGGCCAGGGCCGACTCGCCAGCCGTGCGCGCCGCATGCAGCTCGTCCTGCGCAGCGCCGCCGCGCGGATCGCGACGGTTGGCGACAACGTAGAGCACGCCGAAGCGCACCTGACGACCAAATCCGCCGTCTTCATCCTCGCTCTCTTCGTCGCGCCGCTCGTCGAGCGGCACCACGAAGCAGGCTGGATCAAGCACCGCGCTGTCCTCGACGGCGGCGAGATCGGCCGCGCCGCCGGTCTGGCGAAAGGCGGCGTGCGCCTTGAGGTGGTCGACGACAGGCTGCAGGTTCACGGTCAGTAATCCGCGATCAAGGTGGCGTTAAAAACGCGATCCGGCGAACGGCAGGTAACGGGGTTATTAGCACTCGCCACTTCAGGCGGCGCCGCACCGTCGAGCACCATTTCACCGCTGGCCAGCGCCTTGAGGCGACGCACCGCGTCGTCGTAGCGTTTCTTGACCGCATCGGTGGCCCGGTCGTCGTACAGGTAATAGCGCGCCAGATCGCAGGCGATCAGACCCAGCACCGCCGGCACGCTGGCCAGCGGCAGCTGGTAACGCTGCCCCAGCCAGCCGTCGATCTCCGCTTCGGCATCGGCGATGGCGCGAGCGACCACCGTCGCGTCGGCGGTCGTGCCGTTGACGCGGTCGGAGAGCTGCGCAATCTCGATAACGCCGTAGCGGGTTTCGAGATCAGCCTGGGTGGCGTAGGACATGGCTTACTCTGGCGCCTTTTCTTCGACCTGGGCAACCTCGGCGAGGCCGGCAGCGATCAGGCCTTCGACATCGTCGGGCAACGCTAGAAAGGTTTCTCCTGGCAGCGCTGCCTGGCCGTCGTGGCTGATCGACTCGCGAGCAACCAGAATGACCTTTTCCACTTCCGGCGTGGCGACCTTCTTCGGGGGGGCCATTACGCCACCGCCGCAGAGATGAGGTAGCCGGCCAGGTCGGCGGCGATCACCGGCTGCACGGCGTCGGAGACGTCGTACAACCAGGATCGGGTGTCGCCGTCCCAACGCGCAGGGGAAACCATCGGGTAGCCGCCCAGCTGGTAGGTATAGCCGTACGACGGCCGCCCCATTTCGGCCTGGCTGCCGAGTTCGGTGTAGGCGACGACTACGTACTTGCCCCAAACGTCGGAGAAGGTGCCGGCGTCGTTGGCCTGAACGGCATCGCCAACCAGCACGCGCTGCACGCCGAAGAGGCTGGCGAGCAGCTCGACGGTGGCGACATCGCGGCCGGTGTATTTGATGCGGTCGATGATCTTGGGGTGCATCTTGAGTTTGGCCAGCACGGCGGCTCCCATGACTACTACGTTCGGCCGCTTGCCGACCTTGGCGCGGATCGCTTCCTTGGCGGTCTCGATGTCGGCGATCGGGTCGGAGGTGCCCGAGAAGTCGCTCCACTGGCTGGTGCCGGAGAGCGTCGTCTTGTTGCTCGCCTGGTAGTTGCCGGCGGTGGTAGCCAGCGCGGCCTGGGCGATTTCCAAGCGCAGGGCCAGCGCATCCTGCACAGTGCGCACCGAGGCCGAGCCCAGGGCGATGCCGGGGACAGCGTTGGCTTCTTCCATCAGCTCGATCGGCACGGCGGCGGCCAGCGAGTGATCGACCAGTGCGTAGTTTCCGCTGGAATAGCCGACGTTAATGCGCTTGATCGGCCCACCCGGCGCACGCGCCGTGTCGTAGGCCATGAACGATTCCTTACCGAAGGAAAGAATCTTGCCGGCGCGTTGACCGACGGGCACCTGCGGGAACAGCGCGTTACCGATCAGCTCGGCGTTCTGGTAGCCCTGGGCGACGGTCGAAAGAATCGGATCAACGACGCGAGCTTGACCGGGGGTCATTTGAGTTACACCCAGCGCGCCAAAGACCAGCGCGCTACCTGGATCAACCCACCCGGCATGGAAGGCGATGAGCGCCGCTACTGCAAGAAGGCACATCAGCGCGGCGCGGGAATGCAAAAATTTCGTCATGTCAGGCCTCCTTAGGCGACGTTGGGGATAAGCAAAACTTCGATCTTGTCGCCGGCGGCGCCTGCGGCCTGCAGTGCGAGAGCGATCTTGGCGCCGGAGGTCACCCAGGTGATGGCACGTCCGGACGAATCGGCCTTGACCGTGGCGCCGGCCGAGATGGCGGCACCGGCTTCGACAACCGCGGTGCCGAGCACATCGACAGCGACGCGCTCACCCGAGGCGCCGCCGGTTCGGGCGACCCCCAGCGTGTTGGCATCGGCGCCAGCCTGGGCACCGGCTGGGGTGACGAAACGGTTGGCGGTGACCGTGCCGGAAAGCAAAGCGGTCAGCGCGAGAACGGGGATGGATTGCTGGCTCATGCGTTTCTCCTGGTGGTCAGCGGGAAACGGCCTGGATGGCCGTCAGGTAATCGGTCTTGTGCTGCGCCTGGTAAGCCAGCGCACGCTTGTGCGTGGCCAGGCTTTCGCCATCGACGCCGTAGCCGGCCGGTGCGGCGAACTCGACACTGGCGTCGCCCTCGGCAGCCGCACGCTGGTTGGTCGCCTGCTCGGCGAACTCGACCAGCTTCGGCATGCCTTCCAGGAAGGCCTTGAAGGCATCGATCAGCGGGGCCTTGTCGTCGCCCTCGCCGAATTCGACGGGGGTTTCCAGCGTGGCCAGGTGGTCGAGGGTGGCGACGGCGACGGCGCTTTGCGCCGGCAGCATCTGCCCGGCGGCGACCAGCTTTTCCGCGAACGCGGTATGGTCGGCGTGAATGGCGGCCTGCCGGTTGTCGGCAAGCTCCTTCTTGAGCTGGGCGTTCTCGGCCTCCAGCTGGGCCGCTTTTTCGGGTGTCACGGTGGACGTCTCCTTGGTGGTGGATTCGGAAAAGCCGGGGGAAGCGATGGCGCCGACCTCGGCCTGCGCCTCGCGCAATTCGTCCTGGGCGCCCTGTTCGAGGCTCGCCACCTGGTAGCCGGGAACGACCTTGTCGGCCTCTTCCTGGCCGAACTTGCCGATGAACCAGTCACGTAGTGAGCGCCATAGATCGGCATTAACGACGTCGTCGTATTCGCTGAACTCGAAAGTCACGGCCTCGTCATCGGCGGCAAAAGCCGGGGCGCGCAGGCCCTTGACGGCCGGCGGCTGGGCGCCGAGAAAACCGACATGGCGCAGGTAATAGACGCCGGGCTTCGGGTTCTTCGGCGAGTCGGGCGGAAAGAACGCGGCAGAAATCTTCTTGAAGCGACCGGCAGTCACCAGCTCGGCGAAGGCCGGATCGACCTGATCTGGCTCGGCTTCCAGCCCGCCATCGGCAAAGGCCAGCGCCTTCACCCAGCCGTAAGCCGGGCCGTCCAGTGTCGGGTGGCCGACGACGATGGGCGCCTCGTGCAGCGCCGGGTCGTAAGCAGCCGCCGAAGCGGCCAGGTCAGCCTCGGAAAACGCCAGCTCGGCGCCGCTCATCGCGGTATGCCGGCCAGGCTTGAAAATCTGCAGGGGTTTGTTTTGATTCGCCATGCCGCCGATTGTGATCGGCGGGTGGGCTTGCCGTCAGGGCCAAGAGCTTGGCTGGGCAGCCGCTACAACAACTGGGCGGCGTCCGCCACCGGGCGTTATTTATTCTTGCCCGATTTTTTCGGCGCGTCCAGCTTCTTCATTTCTTTGGCGGCAGACTTCAAGCGCCCCTTGACCTTGGTCAGGTCTTCTTCCAGAGGGAGGTTTTCCGGGGCGACACCGCTGGACTTCAACATGATGCCACGCACTTCCTTGCCGACCTCATGGGCGGTATTGGAAAGCTGAGTGACGCCGGATGCCCCGACATTCTTGATGCGCTCCGCCGTCTGCGTGACCCGAAAGAGGTTGGCGGCCAACTCGGTCTTGCCCATGAAGTCGTAAAGGGTACGCCCCTTTTCCACCACGGCGCCCTTGCGCTTGATGAGCTGCTGCAAGGACAGGTTGTACATGCCCCGGAACCCGGCATCCTTGAAAATGCCGAATTCGGTGGACTGCAAACCGGCATGGTGGGCGACGGCGCTCATGATCGACTCGCCACCCTTCAGCTCCTCGCGCACCTCGATGCGCTCCAGGGAATCCTGCTGAATCTGCTGCTCGACCAGCGCATCGGCAATGGCCGCCAGCACCGTCTTGGCCTGGGCGACCTGCGGCTTCTTGGAATCCGCGTGCATGGTGACCAGAAAACAGGCAAAGCGCGTCAGGCGGAAGGTGGGCACCTCCTTGCCATCCTCCAGGAACGAATCCGGGATGAAGACTTCCTGAATCTGCACATTGAGCGCCGCGCAGGAAGCCATGGCCTTGTTGATGACCTTCTGGAACGAACCCCAGGTCTCGTACCCGAGCGACGTCATGAATTCATGGGCGATCCAGTAGCGGATACCGTTCTGCCTGGCGGCATCTTCAAAACGTTCCAGATCGAATTGGAATTGCATGGGGTGGCCTCGGCTCAATTCGGTGGATTTTAACGCTCCCCGGCAGCCATGTCAGCCGGAACCTGCGCTAAAAAACTTGCGAATGTAACGTCGACCGCGACCGTCTGAACCGACGCTGAGGCCTTTTTGAAGCCCGGCCGAGAACCGGGGCTTTTTTACGCCCGCTCCGCCAGCCAGTCGTTGATCTGTTCGAGGATCAGCGCCTTTTCCTGGGGGTAGAGGTCGCCGCTGGCGGTGATGGGCAGGAAGGGGCGGGCCGGGATGTCACCCCAAAGGTTCGGGAACTTGGCCTTGCGGCCCCCGAACTGCTGCATGGCTGCGTATTTCGGACCACTGCCGATGGTGACGCTACGACCATCGGCATTAACATGGAACTCGCGACGCAGGTCGCCGCTCTCGCCGATCAGGGGCTTCTTGCCCATCGCCAGCCCCTGGCCTTTTTTATTGATGCCACGCTTGCCGAAGCCGCCGCGCTTGGCGATGAACGCTTCGATGGTCGCCCGCGCATTGGGTTGCCAGCGCTGGCCGTCCGGCCCGGTGGAGGTCTCGAAGCGCTGCTTCGTGCGCTCCATGATGTCATCGCCGATCGCCTGCAGGAAGGGACGCGGATTGCCGACGCGGGCAGCCAGGGCGCGCAGCGCGGACTGGACTTCGTTATCTCGGACTTCGATGGTGATCATGACACTCTCCTTGCGTTATACTGATGTTGCTCCGCGCTGTATCGGCTCCCGGATTCATTTCCGGTTCGTTTCGGACGTTTTGGTCGGGGGTGCGGAGCCTCTCAGGTCTTGATGACCAGGGACAACAGGGACAGCATTCTGCTCTTCTTGCCGGTCAACACCTCGAATACCGCCCGATAGGTTTCTCCGTCTATTTTTTTGGTCGCCACCACGGTCTTGCCACCGTGGCGATTCAGCTTTCCGGCCGTCAACGCATCCGGCTCGTTCAGCACGTCGACCACGGCCTCGTAGTCGAGCGGCTCGGCGGGGCGCTGGCCGTTGCCATCATGGCCATGGCTGGCTTCGACGTGGCGCGGTGCATCGGCCGGCGCCGTCACCATGTAGCCTTTGACGTCGACCTCGGCCGCCGCGCTGACTGTCTCGAAATCCTCGACAAACCCAAGCCATAGCGGATCGGTGCGCGAGCGGTCGGCCAGGACACCGGCAACCCACTTCACCGCGCGTTCGTCGGCATTGATATACCGGTTGATGTCGCGCGACAGCGCCCGGGTGATGGCGGGCGGGTAAGTGATCAGCTTGTCTTGCACGAACTGGCGCAGCGGCGCATCGGCATTGGCGCCTGGCGTGTAGCCGAAGCCCTTGGCGATGCCCACTTGTTCGCCCGTCTTCGGGTCGATTTCATCCCAGCCGGCCGGCGGCTCGGCCAGACCAGCGGCCTGCGCTTTGGCATATTCGCGAGCGTCGACCGGGACGACACGACAATGGCAAAACCAGCCGTTGGGCGGGAAATGTGTTTTCCAGAACGGGTGGTCGTAGCGCAGTGTCAGGCCGTTCAAGGCGACGTGCTGCAGACGCGGGTTCATGACGCCATCGGCGTGCTTGTAACGCCAATATGGGCGTAGCTGCAAATATTCCGGATCGGTCAGCTGGCGGTAACGCCCGGCGGCGTAGCTGGTGGCCATGTTGGTCTGGTAGATGACGCGGGTGCGCCAGGCGAAGCCGCCGGGGCTGCCTTCGCCCGTCCAGCCTTGCCAGCCGCGCTCGCCGACGATGCGCCGGAAATCCTTGCGAAATTCCTCCAGCCCGCGCCCGTCAGCCATCCGCGAGAAGACGGATTGCTGCAGGTCGTCGAGCAGATCGGCTTTCGTGGCCCCGGCGACGATGAAGGCGCGGTCGTGCGCTTCGCGCTGGATGTCGTCCCAATGCTCGCTGGGCAAATTGAGCTTCTTTCGGAAAAACTCGAGCTGCTCGAAAAACGGCGTGCCGAAGCCAAATTGCACAGTCGCTCCAGAATCGTTTTTTTTACTCATAGGTAACCCGATGTATAGCGCTTGACGCGCGAGACGCACCAACCCCCGTTAAACCCCCGTTACTCGGGGTACTACCAACCACCCAGGAGCGTGTAATTTTCATGGCAAGGTCAGACACGGCTGCGCTCCCCGACATCGACGACGGTTATCGGTCCGCGTTCCAGGCGCGGTGAAGATGCTTCGGAGATTGCGCGGGCGTTGGCTTCGTCCGTGGCCAGCGCCCAGCCGAGCGCAACACCGAAGGCCTTGGCGGTGTTGGTACCGTCGAATTCGATCTCGAAGGTGAAGGAGAGACGCAGGGTCATAGCAGCACCAAAAGAAGAATTTCGTCATCATCACGGCGCGCCGGGGCGGCATCGCGCTGCTGGTAAAAAAGGCCAGTTCCGCCAGCGCCCGAGGGCTCCTGGTTCACTTTTATCCACAGCCCGAAACGGGCGAACGCACTGGCGCCGCCGCCCAGACCGAGGCCGGCGACCGAGCGCGAATCAAGCACGCTGCACCGTCACGACGCCCGCTGCTTCGCTGACCGTGCAGTGAATGCTGCCGGCGTCGATGCTGTCGGCGGTTTGCGTCAGCGGGTTGTCGGCATCGAGGCCGAGGCGCTGCCAGACTTCGCGGATCATCGTCGCCGGGTCGGCAGTGATGACCAGCGGGGCGCCAGTGCGTGTCGCGCCGTCGGCCGAGATGACTTGCTCGATGGTGCCGACGGTGAGCTGCGTCGCGCTGATCGCGACCGGGTTGGACGGGTCGAGTTCCATGCGCGCCCAGATTTCGGCCAGGCGCTGCACATCCTGCGCCGACAACGTGGCGGTGGCTTCGATGTAGGCGCTGACGCCGGCGGCGACGCTGTTGGTGGCGCGAACTGCGGCGCCGAGCGCGGCGCTGGCGGCGCGCGCTTGCGCAATGGTCGCCGAGAGCGACGCCGTGGCGGAGCGGGCGAGCGCGACGGTGGCTGCCAGCGAGGTGCCGGCGGCGCGGGTTTCGCGCACTGTGGCCGACACGCTGCTGCTGGCCGAGCGGTTTTCCAGCACGGCAGCCGACAGGCTCGAGGAAGCCTGGTGGGCGGTGGAAATCTGAATGTAGGCATCGAGGCTGGCGGTCGCCGCGCGCGATTGCCGGACGGCTGCCGTCAGGCTGGCCGAGACCGTAAACGCCTGGCGAACCGCTGCCGTGACCGAGGCGCCGGCCGTGGCCTGACGCTGAATGGCGGAATCGAGATTGGCTGTTGCCGTGCGGGCGACACTGACCGCCGCGCCGATACTGGCCGCCGCCGATTGGGCGGCGCGGACGGCGGCCGACAGCGAGGCGGTGACGGCGCCGCTGCCGGAAACCTGGACGTAGGCTGAAACGCCAGCGGTAGCGCTTTGTGCGACCCGGATCGCCGCCGTCAGGCTGGCGGTAGTCGCCTGGCCGGCACGAACGGCAGCGGCCAGCGCGGCCGTCGCCGTGCGCCCCTGCAACACGGCCGCCGTGAGGCTGGCGGTGTTGGTGCGCGGCGCCTGCACCGCAGCAGCGACGCCGGCCGTGACGGTGCGCTGGGTTTGTACCGAGGCTGATACGCTGGCCGTCGCAGTGCGCGCCTGCTGGATTGCGGCGGAAAGCGAAGTGGTTGCCGTTTTGGCGGTCGGGCCGCCGCCGGGCGCGGCCGGGATCTCAAGTTGTACCCACGAGACCCTAGCGTCGATAGTTGGCCCGATGAAATCAGCGTCGAACCAGCCCCCCGGCGACGCCGTTTCATCAAACCATCCGCCCGCAGTCGCGGTCTGGTCGAATATCCCGGGAGGAATTGCCACTCAGATCACCAGCAATAGACGATGCAGTACCCGGAGCCGCCGACGCCGCCGTTGCCGCCAAGACCGGGGTTCATGCCGACACCACCGCCACCGCCACCGCCACCGCCAGCCCCACCCGCGCCGCCGTCACCGCCGGCCGCAGAGGCCAGCACGGTGCCGCCACCGCCACCGCCGCCATCGCCCGACTTGCTGGAATTGGCTGCGCCGCCAGCGCCGCCGTTGCCGCCGGCAGAAGCACCTGACCCATCCGTGCCGGCCGTGCCGCCGCCACCGGATGAATAGGCGCCAGACTTGCCGCCCTGGCCGGCGGCAACGGTCGTTGGCGTTGCTGTATGACCGCCGCCGGATCCGCCACCACCGCCGCCGCGCAGCGACGATCCGCCGTGGCCCGAGGCAACGGGCGGGTTGGCCGACCCGGAACCGGCGCCGCCACCGAATTCGGCGTTCGAGGTGCTCGATACCGCGACGGTGCCCGTGACGCCCTGCCCACCGGCGCCGTTCGTGGCGGCCGTCGGTAGGCCGCCAGCGCCGCCGGAAGTCGACCCCGTGCCGCCTGCGCTGCCGGCTCCACCGCCGCCACCGCCGCCGGTGATGGCCGCCGAGATCGCGCCGCCAGCACCGCCGCCGCCGCCGTAGGCGGTGAGATAGCTGCCAAAAGACGAATTTCCGCCGATGCCGCCATTACCGCCCGCAGCACCGGCCGCACCTCTGGCGCCTGCCGTGCCACCCGAGCCAATCGTGACCGACACGGTGCCGGGCAGGTCGGCCGCAGCGAAAACTCCGCGCTTCCACGCGCCGCCGCCGCCACCACCGCCGCCCTTGGCGACCACGGCCGTCGCCAGCGATGCGCCGGCACCGCCGCCACCGCCCGCGCCGACGATTTCGACGATGACGACCTTGGGCGTGAAACTGGTCGGTTTCGTCCAGGTGCCGCCGGCCGTAAAGGTCTGGATGTCGGGCTGCGGGTTGGAGTTGCCGAGCACCGGAACGCCGGACGCATTGATCTTCGACCAGCCGGAGCCTTCGGCATAGACGAACGATTCGCCGGGATTGAGGACGGCACGCGGTAGCGAGACGACGTTCGTTCCGTCGGTGATCTGGAACTTGATGGTCGAGACGTTGCTCGCGTGGTTGTTCGAGGCGACCAGCGTCTTGACGTTTCTGACCACGCCGGAACCCGGAGACGGCACGATGTCGGTAGTGGTCGCCGTGGTGATCGAGGCCAGCGGCCCGCCACCTGGAACCGGCGCCGTCACGGGTGTATCCACCCAGGTGCGGTGAACCTCGATGTCGCCCGCCGAGTCGGTGACAAGCTGCAGTTTGTCGCTGGTGCTGGTTAGATTGAGCATGTCTGATCCTTTACGAAGCAGTGAAACGAACCCGCAGATCGGACGAATCCGACGTGCCGGCCGTGATGGTTTGATCGAACGCCTGGAGCGACCCGCTCAGCGTGTGCGGCCCCCAGGTTTGCAGCACGGTGCTGCCCTGACGCAGTTCGACCGTGACCGATCCTGAACCAGCCGGGATGCGGTAGCGGACGTGTCCGCCGGCGGCACTGACCGCGCCGCCGCTCGGGAAGGTGAATTCTTCCCAGGCGCCGGGCGTCGTCGTGTAGGTGTAGTCGGCTTCGTCCGGCGCGGACTCGTCGACGCAGGTGTAGAGGGCGCCGCCATTTGAGGCGATCCATGTACTTCCCGCAAGCTGTCCGGTCGGGGATAGAAGCTGCGGCGATACTGGGGTAGCAGCCAGCGGCAACGGGCTTTGGCCGCGAAATATCCGCCACGGGTTAGCGCTCAGCGCGGCAATTTCCGCATCCGTCAAAACGCGGCCGAAGAATAGAACGAGTGAGGTTGCACCGTTGTAGAAGTCACCTGAACCACCAGCGAAGGACAGTGCGCCGATGGCTACTCGACTGAGCGTGAAGGCCGTCGAGGAAACCGATTCGGATTTCGTGTCTTTGACGCCGTTGGCAAAGGCATAGTAACGACCGCCAACCTTAAAGGTGATCGCGGCAACGCTGGTTTTACCGACAGCGAAGGCGTCAAGCGCCCCGTCGCCCCGTCCTTCTCCGACTGATCCGCCATCGTCACCGCGCAGCCAAAGGCGGATTTTTGACGAGGAAGTTGTATTGCCGGTTCGAATCGACACAATCGGATTCGACGATGCCATAGATGCGATCTGCACGACGCCAGTGTTCATGGCGAGCGCGGACGGCTCAGTTACTGCGAGAATAGTTCCCTGCGTGTAGGTTCTGCTGGGCAGATCGACATAGGAAAACGTCGATGATCCATTCGACAGCGCTGCACGACCGGCCTTGCGCGCTTCGAGCGTGGCACCGCTGAAAATCAGCGATGCTCCCGTCACCATGTCGCATCGAATCGCCGGGTTGATAGCGGCGATCAACCCCTTGGTCAAAGGGTTCAACCAATCGACGGGCGACGGCCACTGCGGCTGCCGTGCGCAGGGCTGTCTTGTCGGGTTCATCAGGAAACCGTCGTGGTGACTTCGGAGAACTCAACGGAACCGGATGCCAACGCGGCTCCTGAATCGTTTTTAACGATGATCTTTGTAGCGTAGGGGAGCGTTCCTCCGAATGCCGCGGCCAGTCGGAAAACCCCGCGCTGCAATGTAGAGTTGGTATTCAGCGGAAGCACGCCGAGATAGGCCAGGTTCGGCTCGTCAGTCGTCGTCGTTCCGGACTCGGGCCCACTGCCGAAATTCGTGCCGTCCAGCGACTGTTTTGCGAAAACCGCCAGTTGCTTGTTGCCTGAGACGGTTCCAGGTGTTGCCGATACTTCAATTTCGACCTCAAGCGGCTTGTTGGTGTTGTGCGTGATCGTACCGACCACCAGATAGGTGCCGGTTGCCAGCGTGCCGAGCGAGCCGAGATTGGTGCGCGTACCGAGTGCTTGAGTAATGGTGCTCATGGCTCAACCCCTTCCAGTGCCTTGGTCACATCCTGCGATGAAACGGGGTCGGGAACGACGGCGACGGCCAGCAGGGCATCGATACCGTCCGACATTTCTGGCGCGGCCTGCTTGAACGCTTCAAGCTGGGCGCGCGTGACCGGATGCCCGACATCGAAGGTGCCTTGTTCGATCATCTTGAGCGCCCATTTGACATTGGCGTCAGATTGACCGATCTGCTCCAGGGCATTGAGAAAATCGCCACCGACTGGCGCCATGACGGCGAGTACCGTGCCGATCCCGATGGGCATCGACTGAATGCGCGTGCGACCGGAGCTGATCGCCTCAGCAATGGCGCCGTGGTCGTCGAGCGGCAGGCCGGTAGCGCGGATTTCTTCGAGCGTCAGCATGTGCTATTCCTCATGGATTCATGTCTTCGGTGGTGACGATCACGTGGCTGCCTTCCTGATACACCCGCACGCCGCCAAGCTCGGTCACCAGCCAGCAGGTTTCAGCGGCCTGCGCACTGCCGATTCCCTTGACGGCACGGCGCTTGAACATGGCC